AAAAATAACTATTAATGGATTACTTTCTCATCAAGAGGATAAGCAGAAATGCGAGATAATTCATAATAGAGATAAGAACGCTGTTCAAAATATGTTAAATATTGTAAAGAGTATATTTACAATAGGAAGAAGACCCGACATATTTACAAGAATTCATACATAGTCCACGCTATGTAATAACCAAATTTTTACTAACTTTAGATATTTTGTTTGCTGTTAAATCGGCATTTTAAATGTCCAAAGGTGTAAAATATTTATACTATTATTTACAAAACGAACAATTAAATATACAAAAATTAGCAAAATATTCTACAAATTTAGGTCATATAGATATGAATAAATTTAAAGAATTAAAAATCCCTGTCCCTTCACTTGAACGCCAACAAGAAATTGTGGAGTATTGTGAATATAATGATACACTCATTAAACAATTAGAAAAAGAGATTGAAAATAATAAAAAACAAGCACACCAATTTATTACAGGTATTGTGAAAGCACAAGTTCAAACAGAAGAACAAAGTGATACAAGTTCAGTAAATAATGAACCTATTGATGAAGTACAAAATGAAATAGTACCTGTTGAAGAAGAGTTATACCTGTAACTAATTTTATTATACATATATATTATAGGGAAAATGTCTAATCCATTAATTAACATAATTAGAATAATAAGAAAAATTAAAAAAAGGCTTGGTAGTATTCCAAGAAAACAGAGAAATTTAACGCGAATACAAGAAATCGCAAGTTCAATTAGACAACAAGGTACTAATCCAAGTGAAGGACAAATTAATCCTTTAACTAAAAAAGGTCTAAATGCTTTACAATCAGTTTTATTAACAAAAAAAAACAACAACCCTCCTTCAAATCATGGCTCTACTTCAGATAGAAGTCAGAGATCGCATTCAGGTAGAAGTCAGAGATCGCATTCAGATAGAAGTCAGAGATCGCATTCAGGTAGAAGTCAGAGATCGCATTCAGGTAGAAGTCAAGAATCTATCTCAAGTATACATTCATCTTTAGAGTATAGAGAAAATAGTAATGATGCTATTATAGAAAAACTAAACTTTGCAAGCACTAAAATATTAATTTTGATTTCGATTGCAGCAAATACCTTGTATATTAATAATATTATAATAACAAGCCAAAGTTTTATAAGTATTTTTCAAATAACATTGTTTATATTTTTTAATTACATTAATAAAATTGAGAAAAATAATGAATCAATAACCGAAATAGATATTGAGCATATTTTAAGTATAAATAATAAGAGTATAAAAGGTATGATTGGTGGTGCAGGATATAATAAAAAATATGTATTGGAAACTATAAATATATTAATAAATGCTAAATCAATTCCATATAGAAATGCAATAATCTTCCTTTTTGCTTGCATATTTGTTTATGTTTTATTGAAAGATCCCAATAAATATGATAATAGAAGAATAAATACATTTAGTAAAGATAAAACCATCATAATAAAACAAAAGAATAAACCTAAAAAACTAAAATATCAGTAATATCATAATTCATTAAAAGTAAATTTTTCCATATATTTATATGTGTAAATATAATTAAGATAATATATATATTAAATATAATTAGTGGTAGATAAATACCGAATAACATGCAATATATATATTCCAAAAATCTAAAAACTATGCTTTTATTATAACATAGTAACCAAAATATTCTATATTTTTTGTTTGATATAAAAAATGATAGTGATGATTGATTTTATATCACTACCTTTAATTTACTATTCAGGATATCATATCATATGATAACTACTATGCGCGACACTTTTATTACACCAGAAGTGTTAGCTGAGATGTCAAGAAATCAATCATATATTGTTAAATTTCTGTTATATAAAGAAATTGACAAATCTTTTAATCAAGATAATATAAGTATTAATAGTTTGCCCCATGATGTTCATGATAAAATCGTAGAACATTACAAACGTTTATTGCCATCAAGATATGTTTTGAGGGATTGGGTTCCTAAAGACAAACTTGATTGGTTCACATTGTCCGGAAATTCATGTGCTTATGAGATATTAATGGAACAAGCAGATTACGAGAACACTTTGACAGAAGAAGAATATAATATGTTAGCAAAAGAAAAGAAAATAAGTTGGATGAGATTGTGTTGTATTAATGGAGAAGCGATAGACATTTTAAAGAAATATCCTTCAAAAATTCAATGGGCTTATTTATCGAACAACAAAAAACAACAAGTAGTAGATATGATTAAGGAAAGGATTGAATATGAGAAAATTAATGTTCCAGAATATTACGAAGAAAACAGAGTATGTATAAATAACTTTAGTGATAATGAAAATCCTCAAATTATTGAATTTATTAAAAAAAGAATTGAATATGAAAAAGGGTTGAGTAAAGAAGAATATAAAAAAATAGATATTTATGATGTGTTGGATTGGTCATATATATCAGCAAATCCAAATGCTATTGACATATTAAAAGATAATGTTGATAAAATAAATTGGTTTGAATTATCAAGCAATACAAATCCGAGAGCGATTGAATTATTGAGAGAAAGGGCTATTATAGAAAAGAATATGAGTCGGATAGATTACAGAAGATTACGAAATAAAATAGATTGGTTTAATTTATCTATAAATCCTAATGCTATTGATTTGTTAAAGGAGAATGAAGATAATATAATGTGGGGATATTTATCAGGAAATCCCAATGCTATTGATTTGTTGGAAAAAAATAAAGACAATATAGAGTGGAGTATATTATCAATAAATACAAATCCGCGTGCGATTGAAATGTTAAATGATAATCATAAAAATATAGATTGGTTTATGTTATCTAAAAATCCCAATGCTATTGAATTGCTAAAGAAAAATCGTGAAAATATAAACTGGCGATCATTGTGTATTAATGAAAATGCACACGAATTGATAAAAGAGAGATTTGAATATGAAATGAGTTTGACACCTGAAGAATATAAAGAGTTGAAATATGGAAATAAATTGGATTGGTATCAATTATCAAAGAACAAATGTCTATTTGCTGCCGTATAAAGAGTGTTTAGAAGATATGTTATATATATAACAAAAATGTGTAAAAAATGATTTAGATTATATTATTTATTTATAATATAATACTATGTGTAGTTTGACAAAGCAAATTGTTGATGAATTAATGGAAAAGTTTAAAAATGAAGAACCTTCTGCTATCATTAAGATTATACGAGAATTGAGGAATAATATTAGACTATCTTGTGTAGAGACTTGCGTAGAACAAGCTAATACTTATTAAATAATATTATCTTATAATTTGTATTCATTAATGTTTATATATATTTATATTATTTTGTTGTTGTGAAAACCAAAAAATTGATTTATTTTCTTCATTTTATATAAAAGTTGATATATGTAAATATTTTTTAAGTACTATCTTCTCCTAATAGTATTGCGTATACTATCATAAGCCAAGAATGCAGAACTGAAGTCGTCTTTTATTGTACAAAGTATACAAAGTTTATTATAGAAGTTTTACTATTATTATGAATAATAACTTCATTTCAGTTGAGAAAATTGCGGAAATCTCTGAAAAATCAGACAAAATTGTCGAGTGTCTTCTGTCAACTAAACAGACAGACGATGATACAACAGAATATGCTTTAATTACAATTGACTAATTTTCTTATGATATCATTAATAAAATTGTTGACAATTATAAAGTTCCTTTTGCCTTCTAAGTATGTTTTGAAAATGTGGGTTAAAAAAAATGAACTTGATTGGAGGAGTATGTTGTCCGCAAATCTAGGTGAGATTGATTTGTTGAAAGAAAAGATTGAACAAGAGAAAATATAATATTCGCATTTAAATAGAAATTATAAAATTTTCAAATTATGGAAGATAAAGAAGTTACTGACGTAGAAAAAATCGCTATAAATAAATTTAGTGGCATTATAACAAAAATAAAAGAATGGTTAGAAAGTAAAAAATTAAAACCCGTCGTAATAACTGATGGCAATGATGCAGAAGGGGCGATTGGTTATCAATTTTTATTTAAGAATATTGATGGGAAAGAAGTAGCGAATATAGAGTCTACTTATACTCAAAGTGATCGTATTGAGTGTAGACCACATACTGGTCCAGTCACGCGGGACTCTCGGAAAAAGAAGAGGAAACACGACAATATAGACAATATAGACAATATTGCAAGTACATTATATATATCCTGGATAAGTGTAGTGGATAGTGAGCAAGGAAATGGATATGGACTATTAATTCTAATTTATTGTATATGTTATATTAATTCAATACATAGGATTCAAGTTGCTTCGTTAGAAGACATGAGTAAAAAAGCAGGATATATTTGTAGCCTTTATCATAAAGTACGTTTTATGCCACTATCAACTGAATTGCTTCAGTTGGACATGAGCAATTCTAAGAAGTTTCAAACAACTGGCGGACCAGAATTATTACTAGATTTAACTATGAAGGGAGACTATGCAGATATGCTGGATAGACTAATTTCATCCAGATATCCCAAACCGGTCAATATAGAAATTGATAATTCAGATAAAGATAAATTAGATAAATATAATGAATTAGAAAAAGAACTTGTGGAATTCGCGGTAGAGGGTGAGAGATTTTATAATGCTGTGCATACATTAGCAAGTGTGCGGAAGGCGGCCACACGCTGGCGAGAGGCGATGAAAAAAAAAAGAAGGAATATGGAGGGGGGAAGTGCAAGAGCAGCAAAATATACATTAAAAGAATTAAAAGATATAGCTGTTAGTAATAAAATTAAAATTACCAAAAAAATAGATAATAAAACATTGTATCTAAACAAAGCAGATTTAATTAAAAAATTAAAAAAACATAAGTTACTTTAATCTTTTTACACCTTTGCACATTTAAAACGCCGAAATTAAATTTAATAAAAAATTGATTAATATTTTAATATAAACATATTAACGTGTTTATCAAGATGTTCTGACATTTTATCACTAACATATCTAATCCCTCGCACAGCAATGCAAGTCTCCACCCGACCGACCTCTATCTGTAGAGAAAATACAGGATACCATTTATTTATTTCATGACTATAAAAGAATATTCTACCGCATATTGTCTTCATTGCGCGAGTTGTTTTTGGCATTTTTTTTTCGATTTCCTCTTTTTTTTCGTCCTCCATTTTTTTCTTTTCCCATAAACGAGTAATTTCATGTGGCTCTTTTACACCTTTGGACATTTAAAACGCCGAATTTAGTCTTTATAATTCTTGTATTTTCTTACCTTATTTTTCTTAATATATTTGGTTTGTCTATTATATGTTCCATTTAATATTTTCTAATAGTAGCCTTCTGGTATTGTTTTTATTACCTCTTTAATATTATTATTTAAGTCTTCGTAATATAATCCTTGTTTCTTTTGTAATTTAGATTTTAGAAGACTAAAAAACATTTCTATACTATTTGTATAATGTTGATATGGAACTGAATAAATCAACTTATTATTCTTATTTATTAATTCCTTAACTCTTATGTTTCTATGAGAACTTGCATTATCTAAAATTATAACCTTATTTTTATATTTATTAGTAATAAACCTTTCTAAAAATATTAATAACCTATCACCATCTATACCACCTTTATTATATAATTCATAACCGATTACGCTTTTTATTGAAATAGCAAAAACACCTGTATATTTTTTGAAAACTTCTCGTGAATTAGTTTTAACCACACATCTTTTACCTACTTCAATTATAGCAATAGTGTCTTAATTGTAAAGAGTTAATACATGTCTCGTCTATGCAAATAATGTCGTCAATATTATAATTTTTTATTTCTATATAATACTTCATTTTGTTCTTATTTTTCTTGTAATAAATTCATTAAAATTGATTATATTACAACTTTTAGAATTGTATGATGATAGCTCATTTTCTTTTGATGTAATTTGTAATTCATCTCTATATTTTTTAAGAATGTTTTGGTATTTTAATCATGTTTTGGTATTTTAATCTTTTCGTTTTATTATAATTTGTCCTTTTTTAAATAATATTTTTTAAAAATTGATTAATTATAAGTTTGTATATTTTATTGCAAACAAGATACATTTGTGAAAGACAACTTTCTCTTACTTTGCACAACAGACAAATAACTCAGTTTTAGATATTAGTTATTTAAATTATGTTTAAAGTAAATTATTTACAAGAGGTTCCAGAGGATATTTTTGATATTATTAATATGTATGTAGTAGAAAATGATTACAATATATTAATAAAAGCATATAGAGATAATTATAGTTGGAGATTAAATTCTTTCATAGATGACAGGATGCATAAAAATATATGTAAATTTAATTATACATTTAAAACAGGTGAAAATAGTCAAGAATTTGCTAATCGTAATAATATTGCCCATAATAAATTTAAAGAACATATTAATGTTATGGTGAAATACATGAAACTGCCAAAAATTAAAAAAATTTTAAGAAAAAATTATATATATAATGCTAAGAAAATTTATGAACGCAATAATCCTACTTGCAAAAAAAAAATTAATTGTTATGAAAGAGAACTACTTTCTCAATATATTCTTTCAGGATATTATACATTAGTATTTGTCAAAGAGATTGAACAAACTTAAAGAGATTGAACAGCCAATAATTTTATATATATTATGTTGGTTGGTTAAGTTAATATATATTATTTTTTATATTAAGTAATATATATATTATTTTATGCGTATATAATAGATATATGGCTAATAATACACGTATTGTATTTAATTTTACAGATGGTATATCTTTATGTAATGGATTAAAAGACAAATTAATAACTTTTAAAAAAGAGTATAAAAGTAATAAAAATAAAGAAGGATATAATTATAGTGGTTTGAAAGAAATAAATAAATTTACTATTGAAAATATAGACAATTATATAGATTTATACGAAAAATTAAAAGCTTCAAAACTTTTATTAAATTTAAAATTTGGCGGCGGTATCTTTTTTAAAAATAAAAAAGATATACAACCAATCGTAAAAGATATAATTAAAAATATAAATAAACATATTGAAAAAGAAAATGCTATTATTAAAATTAAAAAAGAAATTAATAGATTAAATACTATAAAATATAATAGTAAGGATGCTATAATTTATAATTTATATGAATTAGTAATAATTATTAGAGATTTTTTATTAAATAATTGTAATAATATTTTATTAGAACTATATAAATTAAACAATGAAATATATATTAAGAGAAAATATATTGATGAATATGGAGTTTATGCTATTAATAATAGTATAAATAGAATTATAAAAATATCTAAAGAAAAAAAAGCTATTCCTGCAGTAATAAATATAACAAAAATGCGCCTTGCACAAAACGTAGAATTTGAAAAATCAAATAACATTGCAAATATTTTATCAAGACCATTATTCCCAAAAATTTATAGTAAATCAAGTTCTAATAGTAAATCAAGTTCTCGTAGTAAATCAACATCACTTAATAAATCAACGTCGCTACGCAAATCAAGTTCTATTAGTAAAAAATGATAATATTATATAATAAGATAATGATATAATTATATCATGAATATTCTTAATAAAAAAGATATTATTAAAAAAACAGAAGAATTTGTCAAAGATTATATGAACAACTATGATGATTCACATAGTTTCGAGCATGTAAATAGGGTTATGCGTTTAGCAACTAAAATTGGATTATCAGAAAATTTAGACGAAAATAAAATATTTATAATTCAATTAGGAGCTCTTACACACGATATTAATGATAGTAAATATAAAAAAGGGGATGAAACACAACAAAATATACTTAGAACATTTTTTGATAATTTAATAAAAGACAAGGATGTATTAGATAATATTATAAATATTTCATGTAATGTAAGTTTATCTATTGAATTATCAAATAATTATTATTGTAAAGATAGTATAGAGTTAGATTGTGTTAGAGATGCTGATCGTATTGATTCTTTAGGTTCAATAGGAATATCAAGATATTTTACATATGGTATTATAAAAAAAAATAGTAAAATTATTGATATTATAAAAAATATTGAAAATCGCACAAATAAAATAATGAATAGTATAAAAACAAATATGGGGAAAAATATTAGTTGTGAAAAATATAAAATTATTAAGATATTTATAGATGATTATTATGCTTCTCTATAGACTTACAGCCTTTAAAATTTAAAATTTAAAATTAGACAAAACTTTATTTATTTCATCATAATATAATGATGTGATAATTATAATTAAATTTAAGACGATGCGTACTTACATATTAAAGAACTAATTATAAAAAATTATTTTTTTTTTATAAGTTATATAAAAATGTTAATAATCTTAACAAAAACTAAATAATATAACTATTATCGATAGATAAAATAATTATTATGATGTATAATTGTAATAAAAAATATTAACGGAAATATATATATATATATATATATATATTGAACATATTCATTAATCACTAATTCTGAATACTCTCTTAGGTCTTAATGGAGGAGATTTTGGTGGGCTTACATCACTAATCCTGAATACTCTCTTAGGCCTTAATGGAGGAGATTTTGGCGGGCTTACATCACTAATTCTGAATACTCTCTTAGGTCTTAAAGGAGGAGATTTTGGTGGGCTTACATCACTAATTCTGAATACTCTCTTAGGTCTTAATGGAGGAGATTTTGACGGGCTTACATCACTAATTCTGAATACTCTCTTAGGCCTTAATGGAGGAGATTTTGGCGGGCTTACATCACTAATCCTGAATACTCTCTTAGGTCTTAATGGAGGAGATTTTGGTGGACTTACATCACTAATTCTGAATACTCTCTTAGGCCTTAATGGAGGAGATTTTGGCGGGCTTACATCACTAATTCTGAATACTCTCTTAGGCCTTAATGGAGGAGATTTTGGCGGGCTTACATCACTAATTCTGAATACTCTCTTAGGTCTTAATGGAGGAGATTTTGTATTTATTAATAGCATTCTAATAAATATTTATAAAATCATATAAATAATATAGAAAGGTCCTTGTATTTTTATGTATTGCGACTACTCCATGGATCAATTTTTTCTATTTCTTCTTTAATATGCGATAATTCTATATTATTAATAATATTTTCTTTATCTGCAACTTCTGTTTTGTCTTCAGAAGGAACGTTAGCAGCATTTGAAGCTATAGATTGCTTTCTTGATTCAAAAATAATATCGCGATTATCCATATTATTCTTATATTCCTTCATTAGCGTATTTAGCTGAGTTTCAGCATATTCTTGATTTTCAAGACATTCAGGATTTGGTGACCACGGACACCAACATCCTACTTGCGCTATATATATGTTAAATTTGCTATCAATTTTTTTCAAAAACTCGCAACGATTTTTCGCTTCATCAATAGTATCAAATGTACCTCTAACTTTAATTCCTCTAATAGAAGTTGTAAAGTTATTATCAACATGAAATTTTTTTTCTAATTCTTCGCTGCTAACAGATTTATAGAAATTGTATTGTTCATTTAGTTCTTTATAATTAAAAATATAATTATTATTTTCTTCAATAGTATTAATCATATCTTTTTGTTCAGGATATTTTTCTTTTATTATGTCAATAAAAGATTTCATATCATTACTAAATTTCTCAATGAATTTACTAAAAAAATACACATCTTTATTTATAATAACATCTTCAGGGCTAAGAAAAGAAACAAGGACATAATTCTGTCCTCTAATAGGTTTATCTTCATCTAAATAATCAACTTCTTTTGTCGAAACCAGTTCTGTCATATCTATATATATATTACATATTTAATCTTATATATTTTTTCAATTATTAAAAGAGTACATAATTGAAAAATATTTAGAAATATATAAAAACTTTCAAAAGTTTTTGAAAAAATAAATTATGTACTCTTTTTATTAAATAATTATAATGATGGAATAATTTTATAATTTAAATCTATACATATTTTTGCCCATATTTGATCTTGAACATATAATTTTTCTCTACTTTTCAATAAAGGAAAATATTTTAAATATTCATTTAGCCCTAATATTTGAAAAAATTTATATAAAACGTAACTATAAGAAAGAAAGTTTTTTCTGTCTCTTGGACAATGTTTTAAAAATGGGGCTTGAATACTTTTGAACATATTACATAATTTATCTTCTAATTCTGGACTAAATTGAGGTGTAGGAATACCATTAATTCTATTTATTATATAATTAATATGTTCATAATATTTATTTACTCTCAATCTTTTTAAAATATCTCTCATCTTTAAATAAGTTATTTTCTTTAAATCTGTAATTTTTTCTTTTTTAATTTCTATTAAAATTTTTTCAAATATTTCGTCTGGTATATCCGTACTTTCTTTTCCTTGAACTTGATTACACCACTCTCTAAAATGATTTATTCTTTTATAACAAAAATGAGATGTATCTTTTGTATTCTGTTTTAATATAGGTCTATTTTGTTCTACTAATAATAATTCTTGATATCCGCACAAATTACATACTATTATAGCATCATATTGAAGACATGTCATCGCATTATTACATACTTTACAAATTTCTATATTTTCTTCTTCAACATTTCTAATATAATTATTATTAATTATAGCCATATATTTATCAACTAAAACACTTTTATCGTGTATAATTTGATTATCATTACACTTATCTTCTATATAAATATTAGAATTTATATTATTATATTTATTTTCGTAACTACATATATTTTTACTTGTAGAAGATGTATCTTCAATTATATCATTTTTATTATTTATGTTATTTAATGCCTCTAAAATATTTATTGTATTAACATTTATTTTTTTTTTATCTTTTTTATATAATTTTGATTTATTATTAGTGTCTTTTAAAAAAATTGCTTGTTGATTAATATCTGATTGTTTACTTACAGTATCATAATATTGAAATAATATATCACTTGTATTTTTATAATATTCTATTTCATCTAATTTGTTTAGCTGATTTAATTTTGATTTAATATCTAATATTTCTTCGCTCAATTCTATGTTACTAAACCATAATTTTGTATTTAAGTCCTTTTCATTTGTATTATTAATTATATTTAATATATTATTTTTCTTTTCCTCACACATATTAAGTTTATTATTGTAATATAATTTCTCTTTGTCATTTTTTTCAAAATTTTTTATGATATTATTATGCATAGCATCTAATGTAAAAGTTTCATTTATATCTGTCGATACCTTCTTTTTTGATGACTTCTCTTTGAACATCATTATATTTGAATTATAAATATTTAGGTTTATATATAAAATTAAGTTGTGTTATATAATCTATATTTTTTTCTCCTCTAATAGTATAAAGAATATAGCGTAAATGGGTGGTGGTCTTCTTCAATTAGTTGCTTATGGTGCCCAGGATGTTTATTTAACTGGTAATCCTCAAATTACCTTTTTCAAAGTAGTTTATCGTCGTCATACTAACTTCGCTATGGAAGCTATACAACAAACTTTTAACGGAAATGTAGGATATGGAAATACTGTAACTTGTCAAATATCACGCAATGGCGATTTAATTAACCGCATGTATTTACAAGTTTCCGTACCAAAAAAAACTACCGCTAATACTACCGACTCATATGTCAACTACTTAGGTCTTCGATTAATTAAATCTGTTGTTATTGAAATAGGTGGTCAACAAATAGATAAACATTATTCTGATTGGTTATACATATGGAATGAATTATCTTTACCTATAGGCAAAAAATATGCATATCAAACTATGGTAGGGGCTGATAAAGATATATTGTCAAACAAAGATACTACTCTATATATACCATTAGAATTCTGGTTTTGCCGTAATGTAGGTCTATCATTACCTTTAATAGCACTACAATATCACGAAGTTAAAGTTAAAATAGAATTTGAATCTAAGTCAAATTGTATTTTATCAGGCACTACTATTGGTAATATACCTAATATAACTAATGCTTCTTTATGGGTTGACTACATATTCTTAGATACCGATGAACGCAGAAGATTTGCTCAATTATCACATGAATATTTAATTGAGCAATTACAATTTACTGGTTCAGAATCTCTTAATAAAGGAACTAATAGAATTAAATTAAACTTCAATCATCCTTGTAAAGAATTAATTTGGGTTGCTAAAAGTAAAGGAGCTTTCAAAAAAGACAGATGGTATGATTATAATTTATACAATGCATCGAGTGGTGAACTAATCTCAATGAGTTCTACAAGCAATTATATACTTGGTGTTGATCCTGAAAGTGCGAGTTTCAAAAATCCCTTAAAAAGTGCTATTTTACAATTAAACGGCAATGATCGTTTCGCAGTTAGAGAAGGATTATATTTCACTCACGTACAACCTTATCAACATCATACCAATGTACCAGTTAATAACCCTATCAACGTATATTCGTTTGCCTTAAAACCTGAAGAACATCAACCAAGTGGAACTTTAAACATGTCTCGTATTGATACTGCCACCCTAATGATTGAAGCTGAAGACCCGGGAACATCTACCGATTATACATACGATGGTATTAATATATACGCGGTTAACTATAACGTATTACGTATATTATCTGGAATGGGTGGTTTAGCTTATTCTAATTAATTTAATATATGTGTTATATATTTTCCTTTTTTTTTTCTCCTCTAATAGTATAAAGAATATAGCGTAAATGGGTGGTGGTCTTCTTCAATTAGTTGCTTATGGTGCCCAGGATGTTTATTTAACCGGTAATCCTCAAATTACCTTTTTCAAAGTAGTTTATCGTCGTCATACTAACTTCGCTATTGAAGCCATTCAACAAACCTTTAACGGAACTCCTACTTTTGGCAACCGCGTAACTTGCCAAATATCAAGAAATGGAGATTTAATACATCGCGTATATTTATCAATAATTGATTATACTTCAGAAGGGACCGTTTGTCCTTATTTCGGCCTTCGTTTAATCAACTATGTTGAAATTGAAATAGGTGGTCAAAAGATAGATAAACACTATTCACACTGGATGTATGTATGGAATGAACTTTCATTACCTTATCCTAAAAAAGAAGCTTACAAAACTATGGTAGGAGCTAATAATAAACTTGTTCCTCTCGTCAAAGCCAATTTATATATACCATTAGAATTCTGGTTTTGTCGCAACGTCGGTTTAGCACTACCTTTAATTGCTCTCCAATATCATGAAGTTAAAATTAATATTTTATTTGAAGATAAAATTAAATGCCAAGGATCCGATTCTGATATTAATGAATTATCATCTGTGAATTTATGGGTAGATTATATATTCTTAGACACTGATGAACGCAGAAGATTTGCCCAATTATCACATGAATATTTAATAGAACAACTTCAATTCACTGGTTCTGAAACTATAACCGGAAAAAGCATGAAACCTAAATTATCTTTCAATCATCCTTGCAAAGAATTAGTATGGTTCTGCACTTCAGATTTTGAAAACTCTCAACATGTTAAAAATAAAAATTGGGTCAACTATTCTACAGGAGTTAACGGCTATTCCCCTACTTCGACTGAACTATATAAAAAAACCAGTGCTATAACTTCTACAAATCCTATTGAAAGTGCTAAACTTGTATTAAATGGCAATGATCGCTTTTCATCAAGACCGGGTTCTTACTTTAACTTAATCCAACCTTATCAACATCACGAAAATATTCCATCTAACCCAGGAATAAATGTTTATTCATTCGCTTTAAAACCTGAAGAACATCAACCAAGTGGCACACTAAACATGTCGCGTATAGATACTGCTGTTCTAAATTTAGAATTAGATACTAACTTTGCTACTGCTGCTACCACTTCTGCCAAAAACCTCAATGTATACGCGGTTAATTATAACGTACTACGTATATTATCTGGTATGGGTGGTTTAGCTTATTCTAATTAAATAATTTATTACATTACTAAATTTATAAATAATAAATGTTGTTAAATGCTATAATATTCCTTTTTTTTTTCTCCTCTAATAGTATAAAGAATATAGCGTAAATGGGTGGTGGTCTTCTTCAATTAGTTGCTTATGGTGCCCAGGATGTTTATTTAACCGGTAATCCTCAAATTACCTTTTTCAAAGTAGTTTATCGTCGTCATACTAACTTCGCTATTGAAGCTATAGAACAAACAGCTACAGGAAGCAATTCACTTGGTTCTCGTGCTACTTTTCAGTTAACTCGCAACGGAGATTTAATACATCGTATTTACTTCTATGGAAAAATTAAAAATACTGCAACCTCAGGTACAACCTCAAGTGTAGCGTTAGTTCCTAATTTTGGACAAAAATTATTAAAAACTATTGAACTTGAAATAGGTGGACAACGTATAGACAAACATTATTCTGAATGGTTATATATATGGAACGAATTATCTCTTCCTTTTGGTAAACGCGAGGGTTATTATAAAATGATTGGAGCAAACAAAGAAAATAATTGTACTTTACTTGCTGCTACAGAATCATATGAATTATATGTGCCTCTAGAATTCTGGTTTTGCCGCAATGTAGGTCTCGCATTACCTTTAATTGCATTACAATATCATGAAGTCAAAATTAATGTAGAATATGAATCACAATCTAATTTAATTGATAAGTCTGCAAAAAATTCTACTTTTGAAGCACCAGAAGCAAAAAATGATACTTATGTCAATCCTAATATAGTTCTTGACGCTCCAAAATTATGGGTTGATTATATATTCTTAGATACTGATGAACGCAGAAGATTTGCTCAATTATCTCATGAATATTTAATAGAACAACTTCAATTTACCGGAACTGACAATATACCATCTTCTACTAATGAAGATGGTATGAAAAGTATACGTATGAATTTCAATCACCCTTGTAAAGAACTTGTATGGGCTATTAAAAAAACTGACACTGATGTTTATTGGAATAACTTTTCAACAGCAAAACCATTAATTTCGGGTACTACAGAAACTCCTAATGATTATTATGCTTCAGAAAATCCTGTTATGCAAGCTAAAATAATGCTTAACGGCAATGATCGTTTCGCGCAAAGAAAAGGAGATTATTTCTCTTTAGTACAACCTTATCAACATCATGAAAATACCCCCGATGATTACCACAAAGGTATAAACGTTTATTCCTTTGCTATTAAACCCGAAGAACATCAACCAAGTGGAACTTTAAATATGTCTCGTATAGATACTGCTGTTCTATCATTATCTTCCAGTATCGATGGTTCTATACACATATATGCTGTAAATTACAACGTTCTTAGAATATTATCCGGTATGGGTGGTCTTGCTTATTCTAACTAAAAATATCCTATTTGTTTATTATCCATAATACAGCAATTTCATTTTTAAATTTATAATTTTTATCAATGGATAATATAATATTATATAATATTTTTGATATTTGAATTGATATCTTATTAGTATGAATATCTTTATTTATGTTTATTTTAGTTATATAGTTAGTTATATAGTTTGTCGATATAGGCAATTTTAATATAATATCTTCTAAATAAGGTAAAGAACGTTTATTCATTAATTTAGTATATAGCTTTGCATTTATTTTAAAATTTAAATACGAACATTCCTTATCTGTAAGTGTTTTGTAGTTTTTTGTACTTTTCTTAAGCATATTTATAGTTTTATTATAATTATTATTAAGCTCATAACTAATTTTTTTTATTAAATAATATTTTAACATACCACAATTATAGATAGAACGCTTTTCTTTCACTATACTTTTGAATTTTGTCTCATTTTTAACAAAGTTATTAGATGACTTATTTATCTCACTCAACTTTTTGAGTTCACAATAGCTTTGTAAATACTTAGTAATATTTGCAAAATAATCCTTATTGGTAAAGTTCATGATAGTTGTTATTAAATAATTTTATATAAGAATCATTTTTTTATAAAATGTAAAAAATAAGGAACATTTTATAAAAAAATATTATATATAAATTATTGCTATTTTCAGGTATTTTACTAATAATATATTAGTCATCACCTATAATAACCTCTTTAATATAGGGTTCCAAAATTTCATTTATTACTATTTCAGGCTTAAAATCATCGTAAAGCATGAATATTTTTAGAAGTTGTTCTGAAAATCCAGAAATAATTGCTGTCCCTGCTGTATCACAATTTACCGGGAATACTTCTCTACTATTTGAATTAAGATTCCAGAATATAAACTTAGGAGAATTGTAATTTGCGTCATTATATTTCTTAATTATAGTTTTATATACTGTTTCTAAATTGCCGGAATTATTAGAAGCATTATTAAATTGCATATCAGTAAATACAAACATTTTCTTAGGCATATTTTCTTTAGGTACATTAAACATATTCGCAAAATTAATAATCAATTGATTACATTTGATAAAATCCGTACTAAATCCGTAATTTGTTTTTAAGATAATTTTAATACTATCTAAAAGCTTAGGAATATCATTTTTTATATCAGACAATTTAATTATTTCTGGTTCTTCGCTAAATGTAATTAATTTATTATTAAATTGACCTTGACAACATACAGATGTAATTATACCTAAGGCAATCGCTACTTGTGCTGGTATGCTTCCGTTTGCCGCATTAAACATAGAACCAGAAAGATCTATAATAGATATAGAATTGTTAAAATTTCCAGATTTCTTAACATCTTCTACTATTGTTCTCCATTGAAGTTCTGTTGTTTCACATTCTTTAATATTGTCAAAGTTTACAATATCGCCATTAGTATCTTTAATATAATTAGCAACTAACTCATGTGGAAGAATTCCTTTAACATTAATTTTTTTCTTATTATTTCTAACATCTTCAAGAAATTTTTTATATCTTTCTTCATCGTGTTTAAGAAATGTTTTTTTTAATTTATTTGATGCTATTGAAGGAACTTTTTCATAATCAATATCATTCCACATTTGCGAACACAATTTTGTTTCAACTATATTAATATGTTTTCTAAGAGGAACTAAATACTCTTTTCTATATAATTCCATTTTATTAGAAGTTTTTCCATAAATTATTGTTGCCATTTTCTTAGCATATTGTTTTTTTTTATCATATTTATCTCCTTCACACGATGCCCATTTTGCACACAAAGAAACACTTTTATTATTATCTAAATTTATTTTATCCTCCATTAATTTTTTAGCAAATAAACTAAGTTCAAATTTATTGTCTTTACTTTTTAATTTATAACCTATATAATTTAGATCTTTCCAACATCCATATTTTTCAATATACTTGCTAATATTAATAGTATATGTATTAAATTTATTTTTTCTTAACCATAACATAGCATCATTAGAAACCCTTTTTTCCTTTTTTCCTTTATCCCTATCACGACCATTAAAGATAATAGCTATTGTTTTTTTAGGATCTTCTTTCCAACATTTTTCTAAATAATTATAATTTGTTTTAATATCTAAATCTCTCATAAATAACATAAAATAATCTACAATAACATTATTTGTAGTTTTTAGTGCTATACCATTATTATTCGTTAATGTTAGAGTTTCTTCATTATCAGAAGCATTATCGCAATCATACATAATATTATTATATAATAACTATATATATTTATATCATTTTTTATATATTTATAGAAAAATAAAAAATTATTATATTAATTTTTAAGCTGCTATTTGAGCTTGTTTGCTCGCTGATGGAGGAAAATGATGAGAAATCAATTTTTGCAAAATAAAATAATTAATATCTTCTTTATCGCCAACATTTAGAATTTTTTTAAGTTTATCGTCAGGAAGAATAAATCTTTTATTTTCAGGTTTATTAAGATTATGCTCTTTTACATATGTGTTGATAAACCGAGTAATATCTGTGCGAGATTTTTCTGTTCCATGAGGAACTCCTATAAAATCACATAATTCATCTGAAATCTTGTTAGGCTTTGCAAAACCTGATGGTGAATTTTTAGCATTTTGACGCTTCTTTTGAGCCTTCTCTATAATTTTTTGCTGTTTATCATATTCTTTGCTCAATACTTTTAGAAGTGCTTGCACTTCTTTGAAACTTACAAAAAGTGTGTTTACTTTTTCAATAATAGTACTTACAAGATTATCTTTTGGTGCCTCTTCAATATTTGCTTGAACATTCTCATTCTCAACAATATCAGAAACAACATCAACAACACTTTTAGGTTGTTTAGCATCTTTTAGTACATCTGATTTATCCGATGATACTTTAGTAGCAACACTTTTTTTAACTTGTTTTACATCAGTAAGAGTAGTAGTCTGTTGAGTTACTTGTTGTTGCGTTTGTACAGGTGGTACAGAAGTAGATAGAGTTGTTTTTTTTGTTTGCGCCATTATATATTCTATTTATGATTACATATATTATTATATGTTTATATCATTTTATATCATCATAATTATATTTATTTATAATAGTTAAAACAAATGAAAATAAAACGCACAGGAACTTATACTACAGGATTTAAATATTATAAAAACAATGATGAAATTACTGATGTAAAATTATTGGAAAAAATTAAAAATATGAAAATACCCCCTTCTTATCAACATGTAACAATAGTTAATAATAAAAAAATATTAGCATATGGTTATGATAGCAAAAACAGAAAGCAAATTATATATAATAAAGAATATATTAAAAAACAAAATAGTAAAAAATATGATAAAATAGAATATTATGAAAAGTATTTTTTAAAAATTAAAAATGCTATCGCTAAAGATATTAAATCTACAAATGAAAAAAACAAAATAATAGCTATGATAATAACATTAATATTATCTTGTGGTTTTAGAATTGGTAACAAAAAATATGAAAAGGAAAATAATTCTCATGGATTAACTACATTAAAATTTTCACATATAACTATATGCCAAGATAAAAAAAATCTTATAATATTTGATTTCATTGGTAAAAAAGGAGTGCAAAATAAATCAATATGTAATAACAAATATATATATAATTATTTATTAAATAAACTTATAAATCTTCAAGAAAAAAATCAGGATATTAATAATCAATATATATTTTCATATAAAGATACATGTGTAAATTCAAATGATGTAAATAGATATTTAGAAAATAAACTTAAAGTTAAAATAACGTCTAAAGATTTAAGAACATGGAATGCTAATAATTTATTTATTATTTATTTTAATAAATCAATTTATTCTAAAAATCCAATAAAAAAAGCATTAGAAATTACAGCTAATATATTACATAACACTCCTTCAGTATGTAAGAATAGTTATATAAATCCTAAAATAATTGAAAACGCAAAAAATCAAATAATTAATAAAAATTGACTTTTTATTATTATATAATAATAAGATATAATTATTATAGAATAGATAATGGATATTGATATAGTTAATACTAACATTGAAGAAATGTTGTCCTGTAGAGGCGATGATATGTCTATATTTAAAGAGCATTTATTATCAATGAATAAAGAAGATTTTGAAACAGATAAAAATGTTATTGATATTCAAACTTCTAATACTTCTGTAATCTATGCACTTACTAAAAAATTAAGAAAAACAATAATTGACGAATTGAAAGAAAATATAAAAGATAGTAATACAAATATTCAAGATTTTATAAGTAAATATGGTTCAAAAAATAATATAATATTAATCTTCAATAATGAGTCTATATCTACAGCTGTTAAAGCATTACTAAATAAATATGATAAATTATTTCAAAAAAATGGTGGTCAATTGCAATATTTTACTTTACGACAATTAATGTTTAATCCTACTAAACATGAATATGTTCCTATTCATACTAAACTTGCAGAAGAAGAAGTAAAAGAATTTATGAAAGAATATATGACAAGAACAAAAATACATATGCACGTTATTTTACAAAGCGACCCTATTGCTAAATGGATTGGCTTAAAGCATGGAGATATAGTTAGAATTAATAGATATAATGAAAATAGCGGAGAATCTTTTTCGTATAGGTCTTGTATTTAAAAATATAATATATTTTAAAATAATAGAGTAGTAAATAATTAAGATATATGCCAACTACAATAGATACAACTACAATAAATACAACTACAACAACAGATTTAAAATATACTTATAATATATTATATGAGCACATTAGAAATCTGGAGAAGAATATTAAAGATACCGCATGTGATATTGAAAATGAGAAGCTGAATGATAGTGATTTATATAAAAATTCGTCGAATATTTTTTGCAATTCATTCGATATACTTTTTAATATAGCAAATAATAATAATATAGATGCAGCTTATACTGCCTATCATACAGGTAGTATGATAGGTATTGATTCTACTGGGTTATCTACAGATTTCACTATGACTAATGATATTTTTAAAGGTACATTAAAGAATTGTTTAAGTTTAAAGATAACACAATCACAATTTAGTAACAACAATACTGCTGCTACTACTGATGATAAAGTAGTAAATACTATGTTAGATGATGAATTGACTACTAAAAAAATGCACTTACTTTATTATGGAAAGTTTGCGCCTACAGCCGACTTTGAAATTAAAGTAGATCCTGTACGCGTACAACACATATATTATACTATTTTGTTGTTAGATGTTTATATTGAAATAGTTGAAGCATTTTTAACTATTGATCTTTCCAGTAATATAGAAGAAAAAAGAGCCTTTTGGAACTTAACAGAAGATGTAGGTAGTAATAATATTTCTAATCATTTGGGAACTAATGATATAACTTATAATAATTTATATCCTAAAGCAGGCTCGGCAAATACAAAAAAAATTAAGAGTTATATAAATTATATAAATATTGTGCTTAAGCCATTATATAAAGGTTCAACAACTAAATGTATGTTTATTACTGATTCAAGCGGTTCAGCAGTAACAACTGCTGACGTCAAACCACGTAATGGTATATATTTATATAACAATTTGTTAGAAACAT